GGGCGACTACTCGAATCTGGCCGCATCGGGCGACTCCTCGAATCTGGCCGCATCGGGCGACTCCTCGAAGCTGGCCGCATCGGGCGACTCCTCGAAGCTGGCCGCATCGGGCGACTCCTCGAAGCTGGCCGCATCGGGCAAAAAATCAATCGCTGTCGCCTCCGGAATTAACAGCCAAGCCTCTGCTGGCGAAGACGGATGCATTGCATTGGCATGGTGGGATGAGATAGCAGAGCGCTACCGCATGGAAGTCGCCTACGTCGGTGAGGACGGCATCGAGCCGAATGTCGCCTACAAGCTGGACGACAACCACAAGTTTGTTAAGGCGTGAGGCGGACATGCAAAACGTCAATCCGATCTTCCAGCTAGCCCTTTCCGTCCACGCACCCGCAGTGCGCTACACGGAGCGCAAGCAAGGCACTGGCGGCGTCTACACGTTCCGTGGCTATGACGCTGACCAAGTTCGCATGGCAGCACTGGATAAGAAGCACGCCATCGACTACATGCGCGATCCCGCTATTTCGGCACAGTACCAAGACGGCGATGAGTTCGTCGTAGAGCTGCGCTACTACGGACTGGACTAAGCCATGACACCCGCAAATCCTGATCGAGATCGGCATCTACACGGCTGTGGTGATTGTTGTGGCTGTGTCGCTTGCCTTCGTACTTGCTTCGGTAGGCGATGACTTTATAGAGCAGTTTCAAGACGAGCAAGACGATGAGCGCGCGCAGAAGCGGCGCTACTGATGAGGGGATGAAGATGGATCACGGGTATCTGAACCTTCCGCTCAAGAAGCGCATGGGCAACATCGATAAGCAGTTTGATGACTACAAACGCGAGCAAGCCCGCGCACGTGAAGCCAGCGCAAAGGCATCGCGTGCCGCGTTCAAGGTGGAGCGCGCAAACGCCAAGCGCATCTTGGGCGCAATCATTGATGCGCCTGGATTGCTCGATGCGCAAGCGGCCAAGCGCGGCATCAAGCGAAGCGAATTGCTAGCGCTGCTCAAAGGCATCGCCAGCACAAAGCCGAAGTACATGGCCGTTTTTGAGCGCGAGTGGCTTTCCGCCTAACCGCCGCCACTGAACAACCAGCAGGGGATGAGACATGGACATGAAGTACACACCGGGGCCGTGGAAGCGCAACCACCTGACCGTCAAAGACCGGCGCGGCATGGTGATTGCCGAGGTAAAGCCTCCGCACCACATGCTGAAAGGTCGTGAGCGCAACGAAGACATGGAATGGTGCATTGGAAATGCAAACGCAATTTCCGCGATTCCCGATTTGCTTGAAGCAACAGCGGCCGCCATGCAATGCATCGGCGAACTGTCACCTACGCAAGCACGCGTCGAAGTGATGCAAATGCTTGAAGCGGCGCTCTCCAAAGCCAAGGGAGCCTGAAATGCATCTATCCGACACCGAAGCCGCGCAGCGCGTGGCAGACAACGACAACTTGGTGGGGGAGTTGGTGGAGGCCATCAACATCCTTCTCGTCTGCATGAAATTGGCCGGGTGGGAGGGTGATTGGGCGGCGGTCAACGCCCGCGCAGTTCTCGCCAAAGCCCAAGGAGCGCAGCAATGACGCCAGGTGAAGTTCGATGGGTACAGGGCGCTGTAGTGATCCTGCTGGACAACCCAGTGGACATGAAACAGCTAGTCCGAGACACCGATTACGCGCTGCTGGACATGATGGGGAAGATCAAGCATCGCGGGGATGGGTTGCCAGCGGTAACGAAATGGCCGAACGCAAAAGGCTGGCCGTTCAAGCATTAACGCTACGCCCGGCGTAATGGGCGCTCTGTGAAGGAGATTGCCGCGCAAGCGGTGCAGGCACCGTCCGGGGGCCAGCCTTAAGAACAATCTCCTTCCCAGAGGGTGAAGACTGCGCGGATGGCGCACCAATCCATATGCAAAGAGAGTTGGAAATCAGCATCGGCCACCCTCTACCAACAGGAGACCGCAATGCAATTCTCGAAAGACATTCGGCACTACAGCAGCACGCCGCGTTCGCTGAGTTCTTCCAAGTTTGGGCCGTATGCGCGACTCAGCGTAGAGCGCCGCAAGAGCATCAAGAACAAGGCGATGGACTGGGCATGTGTCATCGGCTTGGGGATGTGCATTGGAGTCATGTGGTACGTCACCGTCGGCTTGCGAGCCTGACATGGACCACGACGACGCGGCAGAGATATTGAACTGGTACGAGGAAAATAGAGATGAACGCAATCGCAGAGTTGCCGCAAATGCAGCTCATGTCAGCGGACCAGATGCGGGAACGCATCAACGCCGTGCAAAAGGTCATGGGCGCCGTCATGAAGGACGGGACGCATTTCGGGACGATCCCGGGGACGCAGAAACCGACGCTCTACAAAGCGGGCTCTGAGGTCTTGCTGACCACATTCCATATGGGTCTGCGCTTGGAGATTGAAGACCTGTCCGACAGCGATTGCATCCGTTACCGCGTCAAGGCCATTGGGTTCCATCAGCCTACCGGCACCGCCGTTGGCGAAGGCATCGGGGAATGCTCGACCGGGGAAGAAAAATACAAGTGGCGCACCGCCGTGTGCGAAGAAGAATTCGATTTCTTTCCGGAATCTCGCAAGCGCGTGAAGTTTCAGAAGGTTTGGAACAAAGGCCAGCGCCGTTACGACTTCATGCAAATCAAGCAAGTGCGTACCGAACCTGCCGACCTTGCAAACACGGTCCTGAAGATGGCAAAGAAGCGGGCACAAATCGATTTCACGCTGACCGCTCTGGGCGCATCGGACATTTTCACGCAAGACATCGAAGACCTGCCGGAAGAGCTTCGCCCAGCGGCTGATGATGACGGCAATCCTGTGCAGCCCGGAAACCCGATTGAGCATCCGGCCATGAAAGAAGCCAAGTCTGTGCAGGATCTGGCAAAGATCATGAACACGCTAAAGGCAGACGAGCGCAGGAAGTACCTGCCGTATTTCCAAGTTCGCCAAAAGGAACTGAGCGAGGCCAGCAATGGAACAACGGACTGATGAATGGTATGCGGCTCGCTTGGGCCTCGCCACTGCGAGCAACTTCGGAAAGGTTCTAGCGAAGATCAAAACGGGCGAGGCCGCAGACCGCCGCAATTACCGTGCGCAGTTGGTGATTGAGCGCCTTACTGGAAACCGCCAGGAAGGCTACAGCAACGCTGCAATGCAGTGGGGCACAGAGCAAGAGCCGTTCGCCCGCATTGCCTACATGGCTGATCGCGGTGTGGACGTGCAAGAGGTGGGTTTTATCCAGCACGAAACGCTGATGGCCGGATGCTCGCCTGATGGCCTGATTGGTGCTGATGGCCTGATCGAAATCAAGTGCCCAGTTTCGGCAACGCACATTGAAACGCTCAAGACACAACACATGCCGCTTGAGCACATGCCGCAGGTGCAAGGGCAGATGTGGATCGCGGGGCGAGAGTGGTGCGATTTCGTGAGTTATGACCCGCGCATGCCAGAGAAACTTCAGATGTTCGTGCAGCGCATCCCGAGGGACGAACAGTACATCAAGGCACTGTCGTTTGAGATTGAGCGCTTCCTTGAAGAAGTCGCGGCAGAAGTTACCGCACTCCAAAAAATCGCAGCGTAAGGAATAGAAATGGCATCTGTCAACAAAGTCATCATCGTCGGCAATCTCGGCGCCGATCCTGAAACGCGTTACATGCCCAGCGGCGACGCTGTCACCAACATTCGCGTGGCAACCACCGACCGCTACAAGGACAAGGCCAGCGGCGAAATGAAGGAAGCCACCGAGTGGCACCGCATCGCCTTCTTCGGAAAGCTGGCAGAAATCGCAGGCCAGTACCTGAAGAAAGGCTCGCCGGTCTACATCGAAGGCAAACTGAAAACGCGTCAGTGGGAAAAAGACGGCCAGAAGCAGTACAGCACCGAGATCGTTGCCGAGCAGATGCAGATGCTCGGGGGCAAGTCCGAGGATCAGCAAAACAAGGGGGATGGCGGTAAAGCATATCGCCAGACCCGCGAAGGGAGTGGCGGTCACGACGATATGGACGATTCGATCCCCTTCTGACCATGGCCGCCGCTCAATCCATCGTCCTGCGTACTGAGCGCGATGCACAACGTCTGTGGGGCGTGCTCAAGGGGTGGCTGCCTATGGCAAACCTTGGCAAGCCCCTAGCCGTAGACGTGTCCGAGTACCACGCGAAACGCAGCCTAGACCAGAACAAGCGCCTACACGCGATGCTGAACGAGATTTCGCAGAACGCTTACCTGAACGGGCGCCGCTACGAGATGGAAGCATGGAAAGAGTTTTACCGCTCGCGCTTCATCGGCACGGAAGAAATCGAGCTGCCAGACGGGCGACGGATCGAGCGGGGCATTTCGACAACGACGCTTAACAAGCAAGAGTTTGCCGATTTTCTGACGGCTATCGAGTCACACGCCGCGCAGAACTTCGGCATTGAATTCAGAGATTGAGGGGAAGACATGGACAAGAACAACGGTGGGCCGACTTGGATGACATGTGCATCTCGTGGCCCTTGGGTTGTAAATGGGCTTAAGGCTCGCGCTGAAGAATTGCGGCACGCCTCTGCTCGTTTGCGGAAGGCATACAGCAAAGACTACATGGGCGAGCCGTCGCGCTTCATTGCCGATGCGTACGACAAGGCTGCTGAAGCGGTTGAAAGCGCGCTTGAAACGGTGCTGCGCGCACGGGAGCAATGACATGGACGAGAAGACGGCAGCAGCGCGCAAGGTGTTTGAGAGCGGATTCAAATCGGAAGCTCTTTTGAGGTCTCGCCTAGATGGCGAATACCGGATTTCTTGGGTGCAACAGCAGTGGGAGGGTTTCCTCGCCTGCTACCAGCACTTGGCTCCGATGGTGGAGGACGCGGAGAGGTATAGGTGGCTGCGAAATCCGAATCACGACATCGAGCCAGTGATCGATCAAAAGCACGAGGATGCAACCATTGATGGCATGCCAGCGGTTATTTATGAGTACCGATCTGGCGAGGAACTCGACAAAGCAATCGACGCCGCCCGCGAGCAGGAGAAGAAGACATGCTGAGTGAAAAAGAAATGGACGCGGCCATCGACGCCTACGACCGCACGAACTGCAAGACAGATCGTGGATTGGCGAACCAAGAGGCGTGCATGCAGGCAGCATTTGATGCTGTGGCCGCCCTGCGCGCGCAGGCTGATGCGCAGCCGGTGGCTGTAGTTGGCTCTGATTTTCAGTTGGTGTGGATCGGCAGCGGGCCGATTGCGCCCATCATCGCCAAACACAATATCAAGGTCGGCGACAAGCTCTACACTCACCCCGCACCAGAAGCGGCGCAGGCGTTGAGCGACTGGAACCGAATTAGCAAAGCCGCACAAGCTGCAAATCAGCAATACGGGCAGTGGATGCCGGAACGCTGGTTGCAACTTTTTGTGAAGGCTTACAACGGAGATACGCAATGAATTTTCACGAAGCTCTGCAAATCGCCAACGGTGTTCTGGCGCAATACAAGGTCGATCAGCCACGCTGGTGGAAGCGTATGGATGGCACACCGATCCTGAACGACGTGGCGGTCCTGATGGCGACCGCGTTTTCCGGGGCCAGCGCCGCGACTGTGGCCGAGCCGAGCGACGAAGCGACGAGCTACAAGCGCATGTTTGAGGATGCCGTGAGCAGCTTGGGGACGGTTGATGCTGCGCTTGGAATCGACCCCGACGAAGCCGGTGGCGCAGCACCGATTCTTGAGGCAATCGCCGCCCTGAAGAAACAAGCCGCCGTTGCCGTGGCGGCGCTTCCCGAAGAGTTGAAGGGCATACCAGAAGCCATCCAAGAGGGCGGCGGAATCTGGAGCACCTGCACCGGTTGCTACGAAAGCGAGGATGGACATCCGGTTGGCCGCTACCCGCACAGCGATGTGCTTGGCTGCGCCTTGGGTGGAGGGTGCTCGGAGTGCGGTGGTATCGGCGCTGTGTGGGACACCACCGACTACGCAGCAATGGCTGATGCTGGATGGGCACAGATGCAAAGCGAGCAAGCCGCCCAGCAGCAGGCCGAGCCGGTGGCGGGCGAAGAAATCCACGTCAACGTTTCTGGCGGCGACGTGTACACGCTGCCCCTGCAAGCAAGCGGAATGGACAAGCCGCGCTTCGTGGTGCACGTCCCGGTCAGCAATGAAGTGGCCGCACAACGGAGAGACGAGCAAGCAGCGTTTCGAGCTTACAACCCGCTTGGCTACAAGATGATGGAAGGGCAGAGCGTTTGGCAGGCAGCATGCGCTTGGCAGCGCTCTCAGCAGGCCGAGCCGGTGGGGGATGAGCGCGAGGCCGCTGAAAGCGCATATAACTCGCCGGAATTTAACTACGAGCGAGGTCCGATCGGCTCGCACGACTGGCGTTTCTATTCGGCCGGATGGCGGGCACGTGCAACTCGCGCCGCCAAGTCCGGCCAGCGGGCGGGAGATGCTCTCGGGTGGGAATCCAGGGACGGTGCCACATTCACGCTAGAGGATGCCGCGATTGCAGGACAGACACACACTGCGAAAGCGTATGCTGCCGCTAGTTCAGCGCTAGCACGACTGCACGAAATATGCATTCGCCACGGGTGCGGGGATGAAGTCATGCATGAATGGCTTGAGCGCGTATTGTCCGGCCAGCGGGCGGGCGTGGCGGAGGGGTATGTTCTGGTGCCGGTTGCCCCGACAAAACCAATGCTCGACGCAGCTGAGCGCCTGAATTGGGCGAGCGACGATGTTCGTGGCAATTGCTGCAACCTTTGGAACGCCATGCTCGCCGCCGCGCCCACACCGGCAGCGCAGGGAGGGGATAGCCATGAGTGATCGTGACCTACTGGCGAAGGCCGCGAAGGCGGCAGGTTTTGGCGGAAAGGAAAGCGCGTTCTGCTGGACCGAGTCCGAATATCCACGCGGATCAGATCAACATGGCGCACTCTGGAACTACATTGGGCACGGAGATTCTGCCGTCCTGTGGAATCCGCTCACCGACGATGGCGACGCTCTGCGTCTGGCGGTGAAGTTGGAGCTGATGTTTGATCGTATTTCGCCGGGTACGCGTTACATGGCATCGCATTGGGTTGCAACCAAGGGAGACGTGGCTTGCTATGAGCCTGAAGACTACCGCCGTGCCATCGTCCGCGCAGCGGCAGCACTGGCAGATGCGGGAGGGCGGGATGAGTGAGCATCTGTTTCCGTGCCCGTTTTGCGGCGGCGAGGCCAACGATCCGCGCTATGACGGTCAGTACATGTCAGCGTCGGTGATCTGTATGACGTGCGCTGCTACGACGTTCGGGATGGGGTTCAAGTTATCCGCTATGGATGAGGCTCGATCCAACTGGAATCGGCGCCCTACTTGCGAATGGACAAAAGACCCAGACGACGAGTACATGCCTGACACATGGGATAGCGCCTGCGGTGAAAAGTGGACTTTCAATGACGGCGGCCCGGTCGAGAACTTCGTGCGTTTCTGCCAAGGCTGCGGCAAGACCATGAAATTGGCTGGCGCGCCAACAACCAAGGACACTGGTGGGGAGGGGTGATGGCTCGCAGATCTGAATCGATGACGTTTGAGATGCCTCAGCGCCCCAAGCCAATCGAGTTCGCAATTCAGGAACCACTGGATCCAATGGACTTGATGGTGGCGCGCGAGAACCCCGCCGCTTTCGTCTCTCGTATGAAGAACTTCATGGCGGCCAAGCTCGCGCGGATGATCGTGGAGAACTGCCAAATCTTCGAGGTGCCCGACTTTGCCAGGCTGAGTAGAGAACCATGCTTGCGCTTGCAGTTCACCATCAATGACCGAGGCAGCTACACAAATTGGCTTCCTTATGAACGCGAAGAAGGCCAGAAAGAAGGATTTGAGTTGGGCTACAAACGGGCCATCGACAACGTGCCATATGGCCTTGAACCTGGGCAGTACTACGAATGACCCAACAAGCAGCCCTGAGCAGGATATTGGAGACGAGCGATGAGCCAGCATAGGCATTTCAGGATCATGCAAAACGGTATGAATGTCGCCAGCGTAGAGGGTCCAGAGAAGCAAGCTAAAGGGACAACAATGCTCTACGCGGCGCAGTACGAAGAAGACGGCCCCATCGAGATCCAAGAGAAGGTAAGCAAACGATGGAAGACCATCTACAGAACGCCGCAAGACCAGGCATGACAGCAGGACTGACGAGGATTCTGGAGACGAGCGATGAAAGTCACCAAACTCACGCGTGAACGTCTTGCGGCACGCCGGGAAGATCGGCGCATGAAGCAGCTTGGCTACACCAAGCATGAAACAGATTGGACGATACACCGAGGCTTAGGTACTACGCATCTGGTGATCGTGGACGCGAAGATCAGCGTCGATGGGAAATATGTATGGACAAAGATCGGGCCGAAGCGGCCCTAAAGAAAATCCTAGCCAAGACGCGGGAGGTGTGGTTTGAAGATCAGTCTAGAAAAATGGGCCGAGAAAAACTTCGATCCGGCCCCTCACATCAGCACGCTGCGTGCATGGGTGCGCCAGTCGAAGATTTACCCGCAGCCGCAGAAGCTGGGCAGGGCGTACTACGTGGACGAAAACGCAGTGTTTGCACTGGATGCTAAACCGCGCCTCGCGGATAGGATCGCATGATGGCCGCACGCCCACGAATCAAGAAGCGCGCTAACTGGCCTGCGAATTTGCACGAGCCGCGCGCAGGCTATTACACGTTCCGTGACCCACGTGACGGCAGTACGCATGTAATCGGGCGCGTACCGCTGGCTCAGGCGATTTTTGAGGTGCATCAGGCCAATGCAAAGGTGGCAGCTTCCACGCAGAAAGTGGCCCTAGCCGACCGCATTAATGTCAGCACGGAAACGGTTGACGAGTTGCTTACGAAGATGCCAACTGAAGGATTCAAGAAATCAAGCCTCTACTCGCATAGGACCATTGACAAGAAGATCTCCGCAGCCCTAGGTAAGATTCGATGCGTCGACCTGACGACGAAGCCCATTGCTGACCTGATTGAGAGCATCCACAGGGAGGGCAAGCACCGCATGTCGCAGATGGTCCGCAGCCGTCTCGTCAAGGTGTGTAAGCGGGGAATAGCTTTGGGTTGGATGACTGCTAACCCGGCAGAGGTAACGGAAAACCCAAAGTCCAAGGTTAGGCGTTCTCGGCTTACTCTTGAGACGTTCAATGCCATTTTGGCGAAGGCACCAGAGGTACAGCCATGGCTTGCGAATGCGATGCTGCTGGCTTTGGTCAGTGGTCAGGACAGATCGACAGTGGCTCGCTGGATGAGAAGCAATATAGAAGGTGATGTTGCTGTAGTGCGGCGCACAAAAACAGAGGTGCGGATTGCCATCCCGTTGGATATTCGGATGGATGCCGTAGGCTTGTCGCTTCGGGAGGTAATTGCGCGGTGCAAGGCGTCCGGAGTGGTGAGCCAATACCTAATCCACCATGTGCGCAATGGCGCCAAGGTAAAGCGTGGCGATCCTGTTTCGATTGGCGCTGTTAGCGTAGCGTTTGCCAACGCCCGCCGTTTAGCTGGGATTCCAGAGGCTGGCGCCCCAACATTCCACGAGATCCGGAGCTTGTCAAAGCGAACGTATCAGGAGCAAGGGAACGTAGATACAAAGGCTCTACTTGGGCACCTGTCCGATGATGCAGCAAACCTGTATGCCGACCCGCGCGGTATCGCTCCGATCAAGGTCAGCATCAGGTAGAGTTATGGACAAATTTTGAACGCGGAGTGAACACCCCGCGCCAGCATTAGGTTTGCGGGAATCAGAACGTGTAGCGCAGGTACGACCACTGTTCTTCCGTAAGCCCTTGATTTAAGTGGGGAAAACGCAATTAGATGGCCCCTTTTGTGCCCGAAAACATCGTTTTGCGTGGCAATGAAATCAAACACTTACGAAGCGTTTTGAACGGAGGTAGACCGTGAAGACCCAAGCGCGAATTCTTTTGGCCGTTTTGCTTGCCGCCACACTTTCGGCCTGCGGCGGCGGTGAGGAAGACACTAATCAGCCGCAGAATCCGCCCGTTCTGAAGCCGCCAGAGAATGGGGTGTGCTCGACCACGATCCCTATCCCGCCTGACTGCCCGATCATCAAGAAATGATCAGTCCGGGATGGTTGCGTTCGCTCCGTCATCTGGATTGATGGAGCGTTCGCAATGGTTGCGCTGGAACAGGTCTAGGAAGCGGCAAAGGTAACAGCCCCAGCGCTTGCCTTCGCGTTGTGCTTTCCCGGCTCGGCTGCTGAGCGTTTCTAGGCTATCGCCACCGGTCAGTACATTCAAACCCTGATCCCACCAGCGCAGCCAGTTCATGATGTAGCGGCTCAGCATGATCAACCTCGCCCGTCAGCTTTGACATTCGGATCGGCTTGCATCTTGCCGCGCCAGAACGAGGCCACGCCAAGGATTGACCCCAGCATGATCCACACGGATTCAGGAACAGAGGGAACCGGAATCTTGACCAACGGCAAAACGAAGTAACAGCCAAACACCATGACGCCGGTGACGAAACCGATGAACGGGCGCCATGCATAGGTGGGCCAGTGATCCGACTTGGTTTCAGCCTGAATTGATGTGTTGACCGTGGCAAGCTGGGCGCTTTCGGTCTGCAGCCGGTTGCTTTCAGCGGTTACGGCCAATTCACGCAGACGGACGGCCTGCTCGGATTCAATCTGCTTGAGCTTGACGAATGCGTCTGGATTGGTAGCTAGGGCTGCGGAGATTTGCGCCGGGTCGTTTGACATTCCAAGCGCCGAAGCAATAAGGCCACCAACAGCAGCACCAGCGGGGCCGCCAAGCAGGCCGCCAAGTATCGGAGCGGCTTTCGCAACGTCTGCCGCAAGGTCTTTCCATTCCATTTCATGCCCCTTCTTCCATGATCTTGGCGAGACGTTCAGCACGTGCGCCAACCTGCGAATACCACTTCGATGCTCGCAACCCCGCCGCCGCAATGTCGTACTTGGCGAAGTGCATAGCGTCTAACGTGTTCTTGAAGCCCTTGAGCGCGCCCCAGCCCATGTTGAACACCATGTTTGCAAGAACCCGTTGCCTAGGTTCCTCCATGGCTCTCCACCAGTTGGCATATTCATCCAGCGTCATCACGGCGATGGCGATGTCTCGATTCAAAAGGCTTTCGATCCGGTCATCCGACAAGGGCTCATCTGCCTCTGTGTACGGGTAGTGCGGGTCAGCCTGAATGTTGTGGCCGACACCAATAGTCGGAATGCCTTGTGAATCTAGATACCGCCTGTTGCGCACGCCCTCATCGCGGCGGAGATCCGCCTTGAGCAGTTCGTAGTTCATTTGCCCCAGCCCAATTTGATTGCGGCCAAGTAGCATGCCCCGCCAAATGCCAAGGACATCAAACCCTTGAATGTCCACCATCCAACGGCTTTCATCTGGTCATCCATCCATTCTTTGATGGCCTCTTTGACAACCTCTTTGTCCAGGTTGCTTTTAATGTCTTCTGGCATTTGAACTCCCTAGGTTTATGCGCTTGGCTTGATTTCAAAAATATGGGTGGACTACGTAGGAATCACTGATACCGACACGCATAAAGATATCGTCGCGGCTTCCTGCAGTCGCAGAGCGCCAACGTGTAAGATTGCCGAGAGCATCATTCACCGGGCCTGCATAAGTGAGGATTTTGGCAACCCCTGTGGAGTTGTTGACTACGCGAATCTGACCGGTATAAAGCGCAGCTGTAGAAGTGTTCAATAGAACATCTACAACCCACACACCGGGGCTAGATTGCCATTGCGTAACAAACTGGCTATAGGTCGGTTTTCCCAGCCAAGTAGTGTTAGCCGGTACAAGCGATATGTATTCGTCTTTTGACGGAGTGCCGGTGCCATATTCATGTGCCGCCTCTACACCTGTTATCTTTCCGACCTTTCCATACAAATCATTGGGAAGCGTGATAGAGCCACTAGATTTGCCGGCAAGCGCCAACACAGCTTGGCTGGGAATGCTCAAAGAACCAGTGCGGTTGAACTCTGTATTGATGTTTGACGTGCTGATTGCCCCGGAAGTTGGAAGCGTCATTGCTTATGCCTCCAGCGTTTCAATGCGTTTTTGCAGCTTGACGATGCGCTGACACAGCTTGATGGCCAGAACAAGCGCGGCATTGCCGTAGGCAACTGACAAATGCTCGCCTTGATGCACGACCTGGGGCAGTACCTTTTGAAGCGACTGCGCGCCCACACCCGCCTCTCGCGTGCCGGTGGAAATCCGCGTGAATAGTCCGGACAGAACACCGGCTGCCTGCTCGATGATGTCTTCCGGCAGCGCCTCCCAGTCCGTTTTCAGCCGTTCGTCTGATGCGGCTGTAAGCACGCCGTTCAGGGACAAATCCCCCGTATCTTTTAGTGTCGCGAAAGTGGAGCTACCATCGAGCTTTTGAAATCTGAGTGTCCAGCCCGTGCCGTCACCAAACCGAACTGACGCGACATTTGGCGAAACCTGATTGGGGAGGTTGATGCCATTAGCTCCAGTTACGGAAAGAGAGCCAACAGAAAGAGTGGAAATAGTGGGCAGTGAAGAAAATAGCGGGTTGAGAATTCCAACATCAACCTCGGAAACGCCATTGTCTAAATGGCCAGAATCCCAGGCCACAGTTACAGCAGTAGAAGATCCATATGATGATGCCGAAATAGACCCATATATGGTTCCCGCAGCAACAGTGGCTTTTACACGGCGGCCCAATGAGTAGATCGTAGTTTGATTGCCTGGTACTGTGAACTGAGTCGAACTCACATAGGTAGGGGGCAAACCGTAGTTAAGCCACTCAGGCCCAACCTGATACCATGCAGCCACATCAGCCATCATCTGACGTGCGCTGTCGTTCACAGAGCTAGGCGGCTGGCCTTCCGCCCAGTTGATGGCGGTAGCCGCAGTAGCGTTGTTCGCTGGCGTCGTTGACCATTGCCAAAGTGCCATTTCGGATCACCTATAATGAAAAACCCGCCATGTAGGCGGGTTCTGTTTGCGGAGGGCGAATGAGCCCGAATATGGAATCAATCGTTCAGCTTGGGCTCATCAAGCTGGCAATAGCTGCTGTAGTGGCATTCCTAGTTGGCTTTGTTAAGGCTGCCACTGAATCCATTTACAAGGGCTGGACGCCCATAGTTCAAGAGCCCCTGCACAAGAGGATTTGGAGCCGCCTGCGCGGCCGCAGCGGCACGAGCATCGAGATACGGAAGGATCGCGTTCGGGTCCATCAAAAGACCCGTTAGGCGATCTTGCAACCGCCCGCCAACGACCTGCCCAAGCTTATTTGCGCCACCGAATACACCAAGCGCCGCCAGAGGATGGCCGCTCATAGCGGTAGCGCCAGCGGCAAGCGTTTTGCCGATGCCGGTAGCGCCTTGGAAATTTGGGCCATACAGATTGCGCGCTAACCAGCCATTGGCTGCTAGGTTGTAAGCCGTGTCACTCCCAGGAGTGCGGATTGAGTTTGATACCGTGGCACGCTGAAGGTCTTGGCCAATCCCCTGTAACGCATTTAGAGCATTGGCATCGATCCCGTACTTAGCCGCGTTCCCCCTGTTCATGGCGGACGTGAGCGCCGACCTATACGACATCAAGGGAATCTCAGGTACGCCACCTGCATTCATGGCTCGAGTACCAAGGTTGTTGGCAATTTGCTGACCAACCTCCATCGTGTTCACCGGAACACTCATTTGTGCATATGTCTGAGCTGCCTTACGCTGCATTGGAATGTAGCGTTGCGTCCATGCTTGCAGCTTAGATTGCGCGTCAGCAAGACCAGAGGCCAGCGAGTTATTGCCCGACGCCTTTGCACTGCCGATCATGTCGCCAAGGGCTTGATTGGTGTAATCAAGTGCCTTACCACTGATAGCCATGCTGCCACCCTGCTGCGGCCAAACAAGCTGTTCGCCACGATTTTGAGCCAAGCTTTCAGCTTGTTGCATCGCTTGCTGGAATGCCGGGCGTTGCGCTAAGCGCATAAAACCTGGGCCCACATTTGCAGTTTGTGCCCCGGCCGCCGCATACAAAGGATCAGCCGCAGAACTGCGTGCAGCTTGAGCAGCTTTCAGAGCAGCTTCATCCTTGGCAACGCCCATTAGAGCCTGCCAGCGGGCACCATTATTGTCTATCGCACGCTGAGCAGCTGCCGTCTTGAAAGCAGGAATATTTCCGGCAGCCTTCTCGGTCTGAACCATGAACGGCGTTTGTGCCGCTTGTGCTGTGGTTGGCTGAGACCCGGGAACGAAAGTGGGCGAGCTGCGGATATTTGATGCAGCCAGAGACGCTTCAACGGGATCCATAGCACCAGCCAGCCCCTCACCGACAAAGCGCGTAGGCTGAACCACCGGTTTAACTGCATTCCATAGACCACGCCCAGCTGCTGATGCCCCAGCCGTAACAAGCGGCAAACCTGCGCCAAGGGCTCCGCCGATTCCTACTTGCTTGGCTTTTTCTGCCCAGTAGTCATTTCCTTGCGGAACCTCACCAGTCACCAAATTGCGAAGTGTTGGCGGCTGAGATGAATTTTCTACCGGCATCATTGCTGCACCGGCTGCCCCTTGCGCGGCTCCAAGGCCTATGCGACCAGCAAGCGACAGCCCGGCATATCCAGGACCAATCATCATCGTCGGGGCAGTACCAACCATCATTCCGCCGATATTTCCGGCCCCAGCTGCAACAGGGTGGGCATCAGAATATGGTGAGTATTCCCCGCTCAGTTTCTTTAGGCCTTGTTCAGCGTCTTGGGACAGCCACGGGCCAACAGTATTAGAGCCAAGTGCAGTAATGCCATGCCCAAGAAGTTGCTGTACACCCAACACGGTCGAGCCGAATCCTTTGCCGAGCCCAGCACCAAACGATGTAAGACTGCCAGGATCGGAAGCCTTTGTTTTGGGTGCCCGCATGACCGGTGGAACTGCAGGCGTCGCCGCTTGCTGTGCTGTTGCCGACTGATCTCCTATATAGGAGTCAAAACTCTGCACTTGCCCTTGGGGCTGCCCTGCGTTCAGGTAATCATCAAATGCGCTCATTTCAGCAGCCCATTATTGAATGCCCACTCGAAGTTAGCACGCAGGGAGGGATTGGCCTTGATCGCAGCCTGAACTGCCGCCCGTTGCTGCGGGCCATTCATCATCAGGACTGGTGCCATGGACGGCTTGACGTTCTGATCGAACGCGGCGGACTGCTGCGTGAACGCTTTTTCGTCGCCTCGTTGATATACCGGCGTTAGAAACTGTGTTTTCAGGTGCGAGATGTCTAGGTTGTTTAGCTGCGTGCCCAGGCCGCTCACCATCGCAGATTGCGGCTTGTCGTAGGTAGGGACGGCCTCATCAATCGTCGCTCGAGCAGCGTCCGTGCCACCAGAACCCAGCGCCTTACCCTGCAATGCAACGTAGGTTGCGTGCAGCTTTTGGTACTTGGCGGCATCCGGGCTAATGCGTGTGCTTATGCTTTCTGGCAGGGTGCCACCGACAATCCCACCGCTTAAGCCTTTGCTATTCGCAAGGTGCAGCATCTCTGCCAAAGCTTCGCGCGACTGTTGATAGTTGGCATCTGAACTTGAAAGCGTGCTGTAAGCATCCGCCATTTGCTTGCTGGGCGCACCTTGGGATGCATCTGCCGCTGTTCTTGCGCCCATTGGAGGTTCAGCGTAAATTGCCCCAGCTGGTTGTCCTTGCTGGGGCTGTTGCGGCATGCCGTTCAATGCTGTGAGCGTGCTGACCTTGCCGATGTAATTGCGTGTTTCCTGCGGGAGTTTTTCCCACTGTGCGCCGCTCCTAAGCCATGCATCAGTAGCTCCCGGCCCCATGTTGTATGCAATAGCTCCAAGCGTAGGACTACCATAACGCTGGTTCATGGCCTCGTAGTAATCTCGGCCAACCCGGTTCAATTCCGCAGGAGAATTGTCACGCGCTGGCGTTACACCGAAGCCGGGATTGGCGTTGGTATTGGGCATGACCTGCCAAGCACCGAGCGCACCCTTGGGCGAAACAGCATTTGGATTGCTGCCGCTCTCGGTTTGCACAATGGCAGCCTGACCCGGAGTAGTGGCGCCTTGCTGCGTGGCGGCTGCGGTACGGTTGGTAACCGGCAATGGATTGCCTTGTGCATCGCGCCCAGCATAAGGAAGCATGGAGCCTTCCCCAGCCGTGCGAGCCGCAGACATACCAGAAACAACACCCGTCGCGCCTGGAATCGAGTTGATGCCAACCACGTTCCCAGAGGCATCAAACAACGGTGTGCCGCCCTCCGGGATATGCGGGTTGAATGCCATCGGCTGCATGGTCATCGGATCACGCAGGATGGCGCCAGGACGGGCATTAACCGGGGCGATGTAATTCGCTTTGTTCACGCCCATACGGTTGGCCGCTTGAATGTCCTGCGGCGACATGCCACCCTGAACCCCCATCTTTGTAATGTCAGTGGGCATCATGGCCGCAAGAGTCGGGTCATGGTCAACGGCAATCTTCATCAGCTCGCCGCCACCTTGAATCCCAGCCATGTTCATCAACATGCCTTGTTGGAAGAGTTGCTGCGGAGTCTTGCCGTAGATGGAAGAATTCGGAGCTTGAGACGGCTGCTGTTGTTGCGCAGGTTGCGGCGCACTCTGGGCCATAGTAGGTGACAAGAGACCGCTAGAAGGATTGGATGGGACACCGAGGAGGCTAGTGGGCTGCTGCGGTTGCGCTTGGGCCTGTTGCCCCATATCACCACCCATCAATCCCTGCATCGCGCGCATCTTGAGCAGGTTTTGCTGCATCTGCACGCCAGTATTCACACCCTGTTGCATCCCCTGCAGCCCCATGCCCAATGCCTGACCATTGCTGATAGGCAAGCGGGACGGCCCTGACGCAGCAAGCAGACCTTGTGCGGCACCAAGCAACCCAGCAGTTTGCGGGTTGTAGAACATGCCCATCAGGCCACTATCGAACTGATCAGGCATATGCGCTCCTGAATTGCATGAACGAGGGGACCGCGCTAGGCTGCGAACCGTTGAACTGCGCGTATGGCATTTGAGGCCCAATCGGGGCATTGCGCACAGCAGGATTACCTAAAGCTGGCGGGCGCGACGGAGTGAAACCCATCTGTTGCCGCTGCTGCTGTTGCTGTTGATTGTTCATCGCCATTTTCCCAGCTTGCTGGGCGATGCTGGACCAGTCCATACCACCAGTGCCATTGGTCAGGAACGAGCCACCATCTGAAAAAACAGGGGCGCCAGATGGGGCGGCACCGATGCCGTTAGCTGCTGATCCACCAAATACACCGCTGCCCCCAAAGCTCGACATATCTACCGGAGCAGATCCATACATGCCGCCAGTTCCAAGCAAGCCACCCATGCTTGATACGGCAGGGGCTGCGCCATTTGCAGCCGCAGCGGTGCCATACATCCCGCCAGTGCCAAGAAGGCCCATTTCAGGTGCGGCGCTACTGGCTGCGCCCATTCCGGCGCCAGTCGTCGCTCCGCTTGCCAAGCCTGTTCCACTACCGGCAGCGGCACCCGATCCCGAGGCTGCCGCAGAGAGCGCGGGACCTGCGAAATATCCAGCTACGGCGGGAGCAACTTTGTCTGCAACGCTATTAATGCCGCTAAACGTGTTCAAGGCCCCGGCATCGCCCGGGTTCCGGTTGTACATGTCTTGCCAAGCGCTGGACGTGAAATTTCCCGTTGGGCTGATCAGCGCGCCGCCCGGCTTGTTGTTGAAAAGACCACCGAAAAACGGGTCATAGCCAGGAACGCCGAGGGCAGCTCCAGCGGCTTGCCACGGATGACTTGCAATCTCACCTAGACTGTCTTTTGTGAAACCGAAGACGCTATCAAACAAGCCCATGCTCGCCTCCGATCATGCTGTAATCAACCTTGTCAAAGCCGCTCGAATCGCGCCAAACAGCTTCCGGAACCATCTTGCGCACATCGTCAGCCATAACGCCAACGCGCTCTGTTTTCGGGGTATCCCAGATGTAGCGATACTTGTAGACGGGAAGACCATTCGGAAGGATTTCTCCGGTCTTCTTGATGTCAGTCTTCAGACGCCTATCAGAGAACGCACCCATCAGGCCACCGGCTGCGGCGCCTGCACCAGTACCCCAGCCGGATCCGCTGCTAAGCATGCTACCGAGTGCTGCGCCGCCCATCGCCCCACCCATCGCGCCAGACAGCTGGTTCGAGTAATACGGTGTTTGCGTAGACACGTTGCCGCCGTACTGACCTTGGATAAGGTTCGAGTAGTTGTTGAGCAATTGCCACGGCGCATTAATCTGTTGCTGATTGAGCGCCTGCTGATTGCCGCCCATGTTGTACAAATTCGAGATCGCACCGTTGACCGAGTTGACGATGTTCGGAGCATTCGCAGAACCCGCAAGCTGCTGCTGCGAAGCCGTGTTGTAGTTGCCAGAAAGACCTTGCGCACCCTGCAGCATGTTCGACATGTTGTTCTGATACATGCCGCCATATAGGTTATTCATCGAATTGCCCAACTGCGTGGCAAGGTCCTGCTGGTTCTGACTAACGGCGTTCTGATACGCACCGGAACCATACCGTCCTGAACCAGCGAAAGAGCTAGCAGTCTGCGGCGCTGTGGCGTTCTGATATGCGCGCGTGATGGAGTCAGCAGCGGCATTCGCCATACCCGTCATGTACGGGTTGTTCATCATGTTGCCACTAGCGAACTTGCCAAACGCGGCGTTACCTGGGTTGGAGTTCAGGTAATTCCCGTTCAGTAGATTCGTTGTGTAATTGCCTGCCGCGTTGTTGACGCCAGACGCGTTACCAAAGTTGGTGCCATTGGCTACGCCTTGTGTCGCGCCAATCGCCTGCTGTTGCGCAGGCGTGAATCCAGCTACAGAAGACGCAGGATTGCCTGCGTATTGGTTATAAGTGTTCTGTGCACCAGAAAATACGTTTTCAAGATACGGTTGTTGCCCGGACCATGGATCGCTTTTCTGAACAGTAGTGCTGCTTCCGCCGCCGCCGCTCATAGTGGTTTCTCTAGATAGACGTGGGTTTTGTCGTAATCAGGTAGCGCCACTTCCCACCCGGGCCGCGCCTGCAATTCCATTGCGTCGCATCCTTGCGACTTCGCCCAGGTTTCAATCTGAGCGATGCATTCCTTTTCCCATTCCTTGCGATTGCGGCCCGTCACGATGCGGATCGTGCAAACAAGCTGCTTCGGGTAATTCACTAGCCGCGTAACGCCAACTGCGTACGATGTTTCTGTGCGCCAGATCCACAATTGATCTTCTCGCCCAAGCAAACCGCGCTTGATGTCTTCTGCGTCAAACTTCCCGCGACTGCGCTTGCAGGCCGCAGAAATCCAAGGCAATACTTCCCCCCACACCGCCTCAATATCGGTGTGCGGAATTCCGTAGAGCATGTTTATCCGACTAGGAGAGCGTTAAACGTGCGGTCAGTCGTGGCCGTATTGGCGTGTGCCAATGTGGCGCTGCCGTTGGTCTGCGCTGACACATAAAGCCCGCTAATAGCTGCCGCCGCATTTGCTGTCAGTGGAGAAAAGAAGATCCCCGTGTTTGCGCCGATACGCTTGTCGGTGAGCGTCGTCGTCGTAGCAGAAGGGGCGAGCGTCACCTGAACAACATTGTTGGTCTTTCCCTGCAAGAGACTGTTAGCCAGGCGTGCGATCTGCCGACGATGCTCTTTCTCGTCAGCAATAACCTCTTGGACACCCTGATAACCTTTCTGTACAGCAGTCATCGCCGCCCCGACTCGTGAATACAGTCTTCCGGGATCTCAATGCCTTGTAGATGATTGAACGACCCGGTTGTCTGGATTCGTGCGCGCAGATACCTGCCATCAGCACGCACGGGACATTCCCCGTTGTCGTCAATGACGCTTGGCTGACCAAATGACACCGCATCCACCAGCCTGTTACGCGTCCCAATCTGAATACTTGGCGTACCGCCATCAATCACGGGCCGCGTGCTCGTCAGAAAGGCTCGGTTTCCCTTATTTCCGAACGGCTCAAGTTCAACCGTGTCTGCTGTTGCATTGGCTGGCGACCCCGTGAAGTAAGACAGTTTGTGAGATGGGTTAAACGCGCCCATCAACACCTGACCGCCAGTCCACACGCGCGAATCCAGAGAGAAGGGCAGCGTATCAAGGTTGTAGATCCCGCCCGCATAGGTATCCAACGAATCCAGAGAGTAACCTTGCGTGATGGCTCGGAAGATGTACTCCGCACTTACCTGTGCGAATCCCCATTTGTTCAGTGCCCAGTTGTAGACCAGCAGTGAGTCTGGGATGCCACCAGATGCAGAGTTGGACGGGTAAAGCCACATCACAAGACGGTTGATCGGGTCAACTGCTCCAATCACATTCGCCAGATAGGACGTGTTGACGTTGGCCCAGAACGTCTTATCCACTCGGTCTACACCGATAGGCGTTGATGTTGAACCGTCAAAGGCATAGAAGCCGTCTTCGCCCAAGTAGTACACAAGCGCGCCAAGTTGCGTGATGCTCTTCGGCGCTGGAGTTCCGCGCGACCCCTCTGCTGGGTAGAAACCAAAGACCGTTGGTGAGCCTTGAAAGACCACGCGGAAGATGCCGCGCTCAAAAAAAATGGCACCGTCTGCGGTGCCAAGGTTGCCAACGATGCCTTGTATCCATCCCTGATCGCCTGGAATGATCTGCGATCCAGCCAGTAGCTGCGCCTCTGTCACGCTACCCTGCGCGGGCCAGTTGGTTGGGTCATCAATCGCACACCACTGCACACGCTGGGGCTGGGCACCGTTTGTTGAATCAAACGTATTGCCGACCATCACCCAATCTTTGATTGTGGTGATGTACCGCGCCTGCGGCGCACCGGTCGCCAGATCGGTAAATTGCGTGCTAGATCCCAGCGTGAAAGACTTGAGGTTCAGGCCGAAACCAGCTCCAATCACGCGCTGTCCGTATTGCGTGAAAGCCCAGCGCTCGCCGGATGGCAGCGACAGGCTGGTGTTCAGCGTTGTGAAACTGGAACTCCCCGGAGCCAGTTCATACAGGTTGTTTTGGTCCCCAGCGAACAGGTAATTGTTAGCCCCAGAGTCAATTGCCACAATGGCACCCAAACATTGACTAGCCAAAGCGTTGCCACTGTACGGCGAGAGCGTCCCGACCGGTCCCCATGACTCTTTCGTTTTCGGAAAGAGGTTCACGATGTTGGCAGAGGCACCGCTTGAGTTGTTCGGCGGCAGATCAGGCGCGTAATCAGCGATTTGGAGCAGCATCAGGCAGCCACCATTGCGATAGATGACCCTGACAGTTCCTCGGACTTGTCCGCCAGGATGAAGCTTTGCAGCTGCTGCGTGTAAAGGCTGTCCCACACGCCGTAAGCCTCTTCATCCTTGTTGAACCTCGCGGCTGCACGGTTCACAGCGGCTAACAGAATCGTCGGAATTGTGTTGGTCATCCACGTTGTGCTGTTCACGCTGGTCAACTGATTGGATTTCTGCCAATAGATGCCCGTGATCGTGTAAGCCGAGTCCGGATAGGGACCAAACACAAAGTTTTGTCCGACGCGAGCCATGTATTGCGGCGTTCCAGATGCCGTTTGGTCCGGGTACTGCGTGTAGATGAACTCCGGAGTACGCCGCTCGACCTCAAACGTGTTGCCGCCGATAGACACTAGAGCGATCTTGATGCCCAGATAGCCTAATGGAACAGCAGCAACGCCATTGCTGATCGTCACGTTTAACGACGATTCAATCGGTTGCACACCCTTACCCTGATTCAAAGCAAAGATGTCGCGATAGATGTCAGCCTCGGCAATCTGGATGAAGTAGTCGATCCAGTTTCCAAGATCAGACCGCGCAAACCAATCCTGTACGGCCTGTTTCAGCGAGTTGTAGTCGTAGACACCAGCAACGCCGGTTGGTGTTCCGGAGCCTAATGCCGGGACGAATATGGTCATATCTACACGCCCCTGACCAGATAGACGACAAATGAAACATCACTTCCATCGTGATCAAGCACTTGTTGAAGCTGATTGTCCACGGAAACAACAGGTTCAAACCAGTTAAGGAAAGAGTCTGGAACAAGAGCCACGATTGCATCTCCCACCTGCAGCCCATCAATTAAGATAGGACCGGCGCCTGTGCCGCCTTGAAATGTTGCTTTCAGGATCGTCGCCGCAGCACTTGAAACAGTCATCGCACCCTCCGCGCCCTTATTACTCCATAAGCTTTACATGTGCTTGTCGTAAAGCTGGCCAACGCCACCAGATATAAAGTGGTTGAAGAAGAAACATTGATGCGTTGTGCCGGTAGTGCGTATATGTCATCAGTAACTGCAGAACTGCTAGGAGGATTAACAGACGCGCGGAATTCCCCAATGGGAAGTGTTGCTGTTGTAGTGCTGACACCACCGATAAGGTAACTCCGAACAGTTGAGCCAGCACTGGTGAAGCCTATCGTTCCGCTTACATCCCAATCGCCAGCAGATAACGTTATTGAAGTGACATTTGCGGATGTTCCGCTCGTGAGCGTGACGGCAGAAGCAGATGGAATGTCGGAAATAAAAAACTCACCCACGCTGCCAGCATTAGCACTATCTGCGGCGGTTGTTCCTACAATTCCAGCCGTGGTGGATGGAGTAATGGCACCAGTCGCTTGAAGGGTCGTGAATTTTCCCGCAGCCGCAGTCGTTGTACCGATTGCAGGAGGCGATGCTAGATAAGTACTGAATCCGGTTCCGCTTACAGTGCTAGATGCTGATAGCGTTGTGAAGGCTCCAGTATTTGGAGTAGTAGGGCCAATCGGGGTGTTGTTAAGCGTGCCACCAGAAACGGTGGCGCCACTAATGGTGGGATTCGTCCCGAATACCAAGGAGCCGGACCCGGTTTCATCAGAGATGATGGCGCCCAATTGGGCAGATGTTGTGCTGGAAAATTGTCCAAGGTTGCCAGTAGTAAGCGCAAACGAGGTGCCGCACGAAAAGCCTGTCCCGCTGGTGTACTGCATGGCACTATTGGCTGCGCTACAGCTTGGAAGAGAGACAGCGGTAGGCGAAGCTGAGGCAGCAGTTACGTTGGCTACGGCGGTGTTCGCTGCTTGAGAAGCCAGCGATCCAAGACCAACCTTTCCGGTTGCCGTAAAAACACCATTCACAGTCAGATTGTTGAACGTAGGGCTTGGATAACTTTGGGCAAGCGCCATCAGCGGCGTCAGAAGAGCGCCGATCAGAATTCGTTTGATCATGTCAGGAGACGGAAATAACGCCGCCGTTGTTCCAAAGCGCGCCGCCTGCGGCTGGAAGCGTAGTAGGAAGGTCTGCGGGCAGCGGGTCAACTAGCAGAACATCATTGACCGTCTGTGTTTGGATGTTCGCACCGCTAATGATTAGCTGATAACGGCCGTCAGCCGCATAGAACGAGAACGATCCAGTTACAGCATCAGTGGTAAGAGGGTTGGCTGCTTGAGTGACGCCGTTGTCAGAGTAGATCGTTGCAGCCGTACCGCCCGGATAGTTGTTGACCTGCACCAATGCGCCGCCAACAGGTGCGCCAGTCAAACTGGCAACGCTGTTCACGTACTTTTGCATGTCAGATCTTCCGGTTCGTCGTGCGGAACATGGCGTATTCAGGCCCGCTCAGGATCTTCTTGACGTACGGCCAGTGATCCTTGATCTGGTAGTCCCAGCCATACTTGGTGCGAATGTCGAGCATCACAGTCACGGGAACGCGCATCACATGCTTGAACTCTCCCATGCGCTCGAATGCACCTTCTGCAGCGCGTTTTTCGTGCGTGTACTTGAGCAGCGACTCCACGTCTTCCGAGTACTTGACGTGGAGCTTGTCTTCCTCTTCATGAACGGTGATGTTTGCCATGATCAGTGCGTGACTTCAATCACGTTGCAAGTGCCGGTAGATGCTCCATCCTGAATGACCGCGATCTTTTCGCCCGGGGCTACTTTGAGCAGTAGCGGCGGGTCGGATGCCTTAACAAGCAAGTCAGTCGCCGTAGCTGTGACGGTGCCGGTGCCCAGGCGCAGATGACAGTTACCAGTCGTAGACACGTACACAGCAAACGTAGATGTGCCAAACGCAGTAGAAGACTGGCTACTTGCGCCGACTGTCAGGTTTTGACCGGTGCCCGTAATAGGACGAACCGGCGAAATCGGAACCCAGTGAGCCATTTAGGACTCTCCAAAAGAAAAGGGGCGACCGAAGCCGCCCCGTTATTGCAAAGAGGATGAGTCCTGCTTAGCCCGTCGTGTCCGTGATCAGACCGTGAGCTTTCTCGTTGCCCACTTCCAGCGTGTAGTCAACGAGCAGCATCTTCTTGTCGCTATCACCGGTCTTGGCCAGCGGCACCGTTTGGAACGGGCGCAGATAGGCCACGCGCAGGTAGTTCGGGTTGACGAAGAAGCAGTCCTTCGACTGGGCAAGGAAGATGTCCGGGATGATCTTCACGTCGCCGAAGTCAGACTGGTAGACATCGACAGCGGTCTTCAGCGTCTTGTCTTCCACTTCGATGAAGCGAGTACCGGGACCAGCGAAGCCGGAGATGATCTGCTTGTTCACCGGGGAGACAATCGCGTATTCCGGCGATTCGCCCGATGCCGAGTAGATCTTCTGCAGCACCGACTTGACCATCGTTTCGGTCAGGGCCGTGGTTGCGCTGTTGTACGTGCGCGTGCTCGAACCATCGGTCCAGCCGTTGGCGTTCAGCGACGGATTCGCACCAGCCGGAGTACCACCGGTTTGGAACACGGTGTTCGTGTACAGCCAGCAGGGTAGACCGCCCAGCTTCGAAGCCGTGGACGAGTTACCGGCAGCCTTGGCGTTGTTGTACGTCAAGATGCCTTCCATGTCGCGCTTCAGTTCCTTGGACTTCTTCATGAGCTGATAGCCCATCTTGTTGGAACCGCCAGCGGAAACAACGGCTTGCGACTTGCCAGAGATCTGCACGACTTTCGTGGACGTCTGGACATAGTTGCCCATACGTGCAGTCGGGGCCAGCGTTTGCGACGTGGGATCGTCACCTTCAACGGCGGCGTTGCTCAGGTTCTGAGCAGCCAACGAATCGGTATCCCACTCGTGGTTGTTCTGCGTGGCCTTGTTCTTCTTCGTCATGTTCAAGATCGGAGTCTTGAACGGATCGACGTTGAAAATCAGGTTCGACAGATCTTCACGGATGTTGGTCTGCGTGTAGGTCTGCAGGGTGTTTGACGGAACAGACATTTGTTACTCCTGACTAGTTCGCGAAGAACTCAAACGCCGCTGCCTGGGCGTCTGCGTCGCGAGGATTTCGGTTGAGGCGATCCATCACTTGTTGACGTTTCGCCGCTTGCGGGTTGGTATCCGTCCGAGATCCCGGTTTCGCCATCGGAGGCGCTTGCCGAACCTGCTTCAGCGCTTGAGGTTTGGCCGCTTGGAGCTCCTGATAACGCGCCGCATCGTGCAGAATTCGCATGTAGCGGTGGTCGTATATCTGGTTAAGTTCGGCGTCCTTGAACCCCAGGCTGCGGGCGTAATTCACCATCTTTCCCTGTGCTTCAGTGAACGCTTTCGAGTCTTGCCACTCGGGCACGGCTTGAATCAGACGTTCACGTTCTTGCGCAATCGCTTGTTGGAGCAATTGCTGCTGATGCTGTGTTTCCTGTGCTTGCTGGGCCTGCACGTTCTGCAGGAAGCCTTGAATCTGTTGCTGGCGATTGGCGTACTCTGCTTGCAGAGCAGCGAACTCGCCGGGGTTTTGATTGCGCAAGGCATTCCAATCGACCTGCGCAAAATCGTGATTCAGCATCTGCAGCGCCAATTGGCCCATTTGTTGATGCTGCTGCAACGCCTGTTGTGTGGCTTGGCGCCAGCCTTCGCGTTCTTGATCGAACTGATTGCGTTGATTGCTGAGTTCGATGCTCTTGTTGTTGACGTGCCCCTCAAGCTGGTAGCTCTTGAGCACGTCTTGAAGCGGAACGAGCTTTTCAACGCCGTCGATCTTCACTGGCACGTTGAGCGCACGAGCAGCCTGCGGATCAACCTTCAGGGATGCCAGCAGTTCGTCTAGGCTTTGTGCCTGCGGCGCTTCTTCCGCTGCTGCTTCATCACCTTTTGGAGCATCGTCAGCAGGCGGATCGTCGCCCACGCGAGCATCATCAGCAGGAGGCGCTTCGTCAGAAGCTGCAGCAGCCTGCGCATCCTCGCGCGGCGGCTCATCGTTCGAATCAAACGCGCCAGCATCCCAAAAGCTCTGAAACTTGCTTTCGGTATCGGCTGCGGCGCCCGGTTGGGTGGTCGCTTCCACATCGCTCATGTGCTCGCCTCAATAAAAAAAGCCACCTGACGGTGGCTTGTTGGTGAAACTGGTAGTGCTATCGGCTGAAGAGTTGGAACCGCTTCTTCTGCTCTTCCTGCTGGTTGATTTGGAACTGCGCGATCTGGCCTGTCTGGCGGATGTTCTCTAAATACTTCTCGAGCGCGTCCCACATTTGCAGAGTCAGGATCAATCGCGTGTGCATGGTCTGATCCGACATCGGCACAGATGCCATCTGGCGGCGGATGCCTTCCTCGATGGCCTTCTTGGCCTCTACGAAGATCGGCGCATCCAGCACTTGGGCGGCATCGCCACCGCGAATCACTTCTTCTTCAAGCGCCACGCTGAATCTCCAACATGTCCTGATTCACCATCTGGCCCGCATCAGCCATGGCGTTCTGCTTGAGTTGCGATGCAACAATCTGCCCGATGACCTTGAGCGCCGTTTGCCACTCTTGCGACTGGATTTGCGCCATCTGTGCTTCGTGGTCTGCCTGAGCTTGCTGGGCGCCATGGGCAAGTTCAGTTTGTGCGCGTGCTTGCTCGCTCTGCGCCTTGGTCTGCTCGGTCTGCAGCCGCATACCCGCAATCTGTTGATCGGCTTGCGCCTTGATCTGTGCAGCCTGAACATGCGGATCGGGCGGCTGCTGCGCCTTCTGTTGCTGCATCTGTTGGTATTCCGGCGAATCCGGGTCTAGAGCGAACTCGGTAGCGTTCTCAAAGCCCAACAGATGCGTCACTTTCTTGAACGTTGCGTATGCTTGTTTCGGACCAACCAGCCCGAACGGCGCAAGTTTCTCTTGTGCGGCACCAAGCAGCATCACATTCGCTCGGGCTTCCTCGCGGTTGCCAGAACCAAGGCCGACATTGATCACCAGTTCGGTACGTTCGCGCCACTCAGACGGGTTCGCCGTCAGCCATTGCTTGTTGGTGAGACGAATCGTCAATTCATCGTCTTGATGGCGGCGCAGAAGATTGTGGATCTTCTGGAAGATGTCTTTGACACCCTCGGCCAGCAGACGGGCAACTAGCTCAACCTTGGCAGCGGCTGCAGACATCGCCGCAAGCTGACCGCCTTTTGTCACGTCTTGCAGCGCATCAGCATCAACGCCCATCGTGTCCTTGCCGATGCCTGTGCGCATCTCGCGTTGTAGATCGCAATACTCCATGGCGGGCAGAATCTGCGCCATGAGGTTCGACGGCTGCTGGAAGGGCATGATGTTGTCGCCAATCGGACCATCCACGCGGATGATGCCGCCTGGGCGAGACACCAACAGATCCTGCACGTTGACCTGTTTCCAGTTCACGGCAACGCGCTGGTTGTTCGAGATGTAGATGTTGTCCAGCGCCTGGCGGAAGAGTGTGGTCTTGATGACCTGCAGATCGTTCAACAGGTCGTAATAGCTGATCCCCACATGACGATGCGGCATCCGGATAGGCGAGCAGTACGAGAATGAGCTTTCTTCAATCTCGTCGTTCGCCAGGATCACATCACCGCCGATCACGATGCGGCGGAATTCGGCCATCCCATCGCCGTCATAGTCCACGCGCACAAAGTTCGTGCGAATGTCGATCAACTGGCTCGCAGGATCAACGGGATTCTCTTCGGACAGCTCGTCCGTGACCTCGTTACGGGCCAACGCGATCAGATCGAGCCAAGCGGGGCGCGCAACGGTGATGGAGTCAACCTTATCCGGGTCGAAGCCCTGTTCCTTGGCCTCCGTGCGCGACATCGTGCGCATGTGCTGCGTGAACGGCGAATCATCCAGCCCGTGACGGGCTTGCGGAGACACGCGCATTTCTTCGGGCGGCACGCACTCCACGCAGACGCGGCCCTTTTCGCTAGTACGGCGAATCTTGATGTCGAAGCACTGGTACTGCTGCGGGCCAGCAGTAGTCTCGATAGTATCCGTGCGCTCAGATTGACCGAGAACCTCAATTTCATCATCCGTCTGAAGCAACATCGTCACTTCTTGTTCGTTCAGGCCCGTATAAGTCTCAACCGTGCTTTTCTTTTCCTTGACCCAATACGAAGTGACGTAGCCATTGCGCAACAGCAGGGCGTCTTTGAAGAAGTCGTGCAAGATGAAGAAGCCCGGATTCTGCTTCATGAACACCCAGTTCACGACCTCCGTTTCAATCTCGGCCTGCTCTTCGTCGCCAGGCGCTTCCGGATCGAACTGCACAGGCTTGCCGGAGCCGACAAACATACGCATCAGCGTCGGCATGATCCATTCCACCGTGTCCCGTAGCTCGGGAAGCACGATTTGCGAGCGGTCCTCTACCTCATTGCCAAGCGGGCGCCCGAAGTACGCATTCAGGGCGTTGTAACGGTCGATCTCCAGCGTGGTCATCGCCTGCGCAGCGGGCTTGATGTTTCCGCCAACGCTCGGGCCGCTCGAAACGCTCGAACCTAGGCTAGCGCGCTCGTACTGACCGA